TGTTTTTGTTGTGGTGTAGCTTCCAAAGATTTGTTTTCCTCAAAAATATCTTTGTATGTTATAGCAAGACCCTTTGCTGTTTCAGCTTCATTACTATTTACATAAGCATCTTGAAGTTTAAATAATCTTGTTGGGTCTTCTTCAATGTGTTGTCTTTTTTCTGCTGATGAGTATTTTTCAAAAGTTTCAATACGATTTCTACCAGCATTTGATTTAATTTTATCTCGTGTATAATATTCTGCAGGATCAAATTGACCGTTTACAACCTGCATATAGGCTTTAGTAATAATTTGTTCTGATGTTAACCCCGGATTTTCATTACGAACAACATCCAAAGCTTCGTGGAAAAAATTATCTTTTACTCCGGTATACTCAGGATTATTTTTAACCGCATCTCTAAGTACTGGAGTACCTGTAAAGTAAAGTTTACCAACATCAATGTCTTTACTTTTAAATTCTAAAGGCGTATATAAACCTTCAATAACTTGTTGCCTTTCAATACTATCTCTAAAAGTTGATCTTTCTTTTTTAGCATCTTCTAAATCTTTTTGAAGTTTTAATAAACTTTCATTAGTTGTAACAAGTTCTCCCTCCGGAGTTCTTTTGGTTTTAAAAACTCTATTCCAAAGATTTCTTACTAATCCTTTTTTAGTTGGGTCATCTTCTACAAGCTTTAATGCAGCAAGATATTCGTTTCTTGCTCGTTCATTAAACTGTTGAAAAGTTCTAGTTTTTACTCTAGGGTCAACTGCAAGAGCTTCCATTTCTCTTTGTATTTTTTCTCGTTCATCATTAAATGCTTTATACATAGCACTTCTAATTTTTTCAGGTTGCTCATCTACTTCAGACCATGTAACCCGTGCTGCTACAGCTTCATCAGTATTATTTATTACTCTTGCAGCTTCTTCATTTAAAAATGTTTCTTTGTTTTCATTATATCTTTTTAGTCTTTCTCGTTCATTTGCAAAAGATTCATACTCAGCTTGGTTAGTTTGAAAAATATTAGCATATTCTTCTTTAACATCGTTAGCTCCATCTAGAACACTTTGTTTAAGATTTGCTCCAACTCCTTTTAACCCATCTGCAATAACTTGTAATCCTATTCCTTTATATACATCTTTTTTATAAGAGTTATCAGAGCTAGATAATAAACTTGTAGCTAACTTACGATAACTATCTGACATAGGTTTAAACGGGCTTTCTTTAAAATCTGCCATTACTCTTCTCCCTTGCTTAATAAACTTCTAATTTCTGGACCTTGTTCTTTAACCTTGTCTAAAATGTTTTGCGGTACAACACCACTTTTAATTTTTTCAGGTTCTACTTTTCTTTTCATAGTTCCTTTTTTAATATCTTCAAAAACAGTTCTAAACTCATTGACTTGATTATTAAACTCTTCTTCATAATCTTCATCATCTAGTTCGTCTAAATCGTTACTGTCTTCGATGTTATATTTAATATTAGCTTCTTCACCAATTGCCATAATGATATACATAATAGGTTCTGCTAACAACATTAAAACATCAGGATTAAATTTACCTTCTGTGAATTTTGCATAGAGTGAAACCATAGCAATATCTGCAACTGCTGCACCATTTGCTAAAGCTTGTACAATATTTTTCATTGCTTCTGGTTGAAATATTAAACCAACCATGTAATCTAATGCATGTTTAGGATTAGCAAACTCTGGTGGTCTTTCCCAAGGATAAGGTTGTGCAGGGTCATTGACTAAACTTTGTCCCGGAATTGCACCACCTTGTGAAGATAAATCAACAATCTCATCTAAAGCTTCTTGATTAAATCTAGCTTCTCCTCGGAGTTTAGGTCCATTATCAGGAGCTATTTCATCAATTGTAAATCCAGCATCTAACCCATCAAGAACAGCTTGTGAAGCAACATCACTAACACTGTGTGAAATAATTGGTCTTGCTTTTCTATTGGGTATTGCCATTATGCTACCTCTAATGTTTGTTGTTGAAAGAGTGGCATATTACCAGTTTCTACAGTATTACCAAATGTAAAATGTTTTGTAAAATCATTTGGATTAATATCTAGAGCATTGCTGTATATACCAATAGGGTCTCTTCTTGATGCTCCTTCTTCTCCAATTCCAGCACCTGCTCTACCTGTTGGGTCTTCTGCCATTAATGATTGAGCATAAGTATTTAACATTGTATTAGCAACTGAAGTACCTGCACCCTGAACAAAAGCTGTAGTGTTAGGATATTTTTCTGCAAAACTTTTAGTTGAAGCTGCTTCAGGAAAACCAGCACTTGCAATATCTGCACTAGGAACACCATAAGCTGTAGCTGTTTGAGCACTTTGTTGTCTTAAGTATGCCATAGTTTCTGCTGAAGCTCCTGAACTTTTTGCTGCAGCCATCGCAGCTTGTTCTTGACCTAATAATGTAGTTGGTGCTGTAGTTACTGATGCTTGTTGCATAATAGCTTCTTTAGTTGTTAGTCCACTATCAATAGCACTTTGTATTTCAGCGATGCTTCCACCCCCAGCATCAGATACTCTTTGAAGTGATTCTTCAAAAGTTAGTTTATCTGGACTTATCTGAACACCTGCTTTAACTTGTGCTTCTGCCATTGCAGTTTGCATTTCAGGAGTAACCCCCATTCTACCTGCTTCAGTTGTAAGACCTGTAAAGTCTGTAACCGTTGCAGCAGCACTTCCTAAGGCTGTACCAACAGCTTTAAAAGGACTTGCAACAAATTTAGCTACTGTTCCTGCACCTCTGGCTAAAGCTGTAGACGTACCAAACAAGGAACCACCAGTAACTGCCTGACTAGCATTCATCATCCATCCAGCAAAGGTACCACTGGCTGCTGTACCTCCAGTAAATGCTGCAACCGCAGCACCTCCCGTCACTACAACTGCAGCAGCAATAGCTAATGCTTTAAGTATTTTACTAGAGCTAATTTTTTTAACTACTTTTTTAACTCCTTTAACAACACCCTTGACTGCTTTTTTAATACCACGTGTTACTTTTTTAAAAGCTTTTTTAATTTTTTTAAATAATCCCATTATATTATCCTATTACATCCTCTGTTATAACACCTATTAAATTTTGTAAGTTTCCTAAACTTGAATTATATTTAGAAGGGTCTGAAGCTAGTGCAGTGTTTACAAGTTGTGCAATTCTGCTTCGTTCATTTTCACCAGCTCTAAAATCAAAATCAGCTTGATCTCTTAGCTCCTGCCATAAAAAAGATTGTGCAGTTTGTGACATTGCAAAAGCATTCTGTGCATTCTGCATGTTAACTGCGTTCTGAGCAGCAGTGTTAGCTACGTTGGTTTGTCTTCTCCATTGTACGTTAGAAGCTTCAACAGCAGCAATATTTTGTGCGTTCCATTGATTCCTTGCGAAGTCTTGATTAGCATTAAATTGTTCTACTTGAGTTGCTAACTGAGTATTAAACTTATTTAAATCAGCTTGTCTTTGTGTATCTCTAGCTGCAGCAGCGTTAGCTTGTGTAGCATTAAACTGTTTTGTAGCATTTTGTTGAGCTGCATTAAACTGATTAATCTGAGCATTTAAACTAGACATAAATTGATTAGTTTGATTCTCACTTGCAGCATTAAACTGAGCTGCAGCATTTTGAGCAGCTTGATTACTTAACAAACGTTGTTGAGTTTGTTGAGCTTTTAATACATTAGCTTGTTGCTGATTACTTAGATTAGTTAAATCCATTTGTAAAAAAGCTTGAGCATTTTGTATTTGTGCACGTTGATTAAAATCTGCTTCAGCTAGATTAGCTTGAGCCATCATTACAGCATCTTGCATAATACCTTGCTGTTCCATACTAGCTTCAGTTAAGCCTACAGTTTGTAAAAACTTACTGTTAGATAATGCTGTTTGTTGGTCAGCACTAAACTGAGCCATGTTAAGTTGGAAAACATTACTAGCATTTGTTAATGCTGTTTGTTGTCCTCTTGCTGCATTAGCTTCAGCTTCTTGTGCTTCTATTGTTTTTTGTTGAGCAACACTTGCTTGAATTGCTTGTGCATTAGACTGAGCAATAGGCATTGCAGATTGTATAATAGCATTGAGCAAGGCATCTCTTCCTACTGTGGATGCGGACATACCACGTTGTGCTAACATAGACTCTACTGCAGATACAGCAGGTCTAGCCCATGTAGGAATTTCACCCTCTTCAATACCCTTTAATAATGTATCTATTTGATTAGATACTAAAGCTTCTTCCGGTAATCCAGCTATAATACCTCTTTCAGCTTCGCTAAAGTCTGCGAGTCTAGCTTCTAAAGCTTCTGGGTCGTTACCAAGTTCTGTAATATCAGCATCACTTAATCCAGCATTTGCTAATTGTTTCTTAGCTCGTGTAATTCTTGCTAATGAACTACCAACATTCATTACAGCAGTTGATTGAGCTTCAGGACTTAACGTACCTACAACTCTTTCAGTTAATGCACCTTCAGGTATTTCAACTTTTGCAGCTTCAATGGTTGGTACACGTTCAACACCTGCAGCTTGAGCAATAGCTTGATCGGATACAGCTCCCTCTGCAGCTTCAACTTGTACATCTGTATCAACTTTTGCTGCTTCCATTTGTGCAGCTTGTATTTGTTCTGGTGTTTGAACTTGTGCAGTTGTGTCAACAGTTGTAACTTTTTCTGGTGCAACACCCGGTGCAGTTCTTGTTTGAACTGTAGTTGGTGCAGCCATAGTAGTAACTTTTTGTTCTGGTAAAGGTTGACCAGTTACAGGGTCAATTCCTGCTTGAACAGGAGTTCCTATAACTGCAGCTTCTGGAACTTGACCAGCAGCAGCAGCATCAATAGATTGTCTAAGTTCAGCTTTCTTTGCTTCTTCTGCAGCTTTTGCAGCATCTTCTGCAGCTTTCTTTTCTGCATCTGCAGCAGCTTTTGCAGCAGCATCTTCTGCAGCTTTCTTTTCTGCATCTGCAGCAGCTTGTTGAGCTTTTGCATCAGCTAGGGGGTCATAGTATTGTCCATTACGTATATTACGAAGACCATCATCAAATTCATATGCTCCGCCTTCGGCATAACCAACTCTACCACCTTTAGTATAGTCTTGTCTAGAACCGTTATTGTATCTTTTTCTATCTTTTCTTTTTGACATAGTTATTTCCTATATACCTATTTTACTTAACTTCAAACAGTTTGTCAAGTTTTTCACTGATTTTATCCATTCTTTCCATGATGATTGTCATATCATTTCTTAACTCATCTTTGGTTACGTAATTCTTTGCAATCTCTTCACGTGTTTTGTTCAGCAATATATCGTGTCGTCTAAGCTCTCCAGCGTTCTGCCTAATCTGAAACCAGATAGGGGCTAAGACTAAAGTTATAAAGATGTTCCAAATGATATATGCTGATAGTTCCATGTTATGCTACTAAAGTTTTAGAAATAGATGTAGGTGTGATTTGCCCTGCTATGTTTGCATCAAGGCTATTTTTTAAAGATTGCACATCTTCTGCAAACGAACTTTGTCTAGTGTAACTTGCCATTGTCTATTCTCCGTGTGTTTTTATTTTATTAGGCATAATGTATTGCTTTACCTTATGTACCATTCTTTAACAGTATCTGAAATATCTCTCATTTTAATCCACCTATCATTAGTAGGTTGACCGTCTAATATTTGTACCTGACCAATTAAACCAACAATTATCCATTCATCCCTATTTTCTCTTGGCTCATAGGTACGTGAATCATCAAAATTAGGGTTTAAAGTTCTGCGTTGAAACTTAACTCCATTTTCATCGTGGGTATTAGTTTCAGCATTATCAGGTACAGTTACATCGCTAGGTATATTATCTGATTCATAGGTAACTAATTCACCATTTTCATCATTCCAAGACACTACGCTGTAATCTTCCATTACATAACAATTGAAATCATCAGTTAAGTATTTCTCACTCCACATATTCCATGCAGTGTTACCTACGACCATTGAGTTTTTACCAAACTCTTTTGGTCTTACGACACCTATAATATCTGCAACATTATCTTCATTAGTAGCTGCTCTTACTTTATTGTTTTCTAAAACAACTGAAGTACCTCTTGGTATGGCACTTCCAGTATGTGATTCAAAATATTCTGCGTAATCAGCACCTGAATTATTAAATGAACCATCAGCGTAAGCGTTGCCATCACCTCTAAAGTTAAATTCTCTATCACCACCACCAGTATCAGACCTTCTGCCTGAATAGTATTGAGCAAATGAGTAAGTGGAAGAAGCACCTTTTTCTATTCCCAGTACTGTACCTTCTCCAGTAAAACCTGTATTGGCAACATACATAGAATACATGTTATCTGCACTAGTTAATTGTATTTGCCCTCCATCAATGAGGTCGGTTGTAGCTCTAATTAAAAAATACCCGTTGACATCAATCCTTGCTCGTTCTGCACTATCAGTTATAAATGCGATTTCATCAGCAGTTGCTTGATGTAAATAAGTATTACTACCACCATCAAGGTAAAGTTTTTTACCTGCATTTAAAGCTATGTCATCATTTATATATAGTTTTCCATTTGCATTTCCATACATCCAGTCTGTGAATTTAGATGTTCCTTCAACATGTAGTTTAGTAGCAGGACTACCTGTACCAATTCCAACATTCTCACTACTATCAATAGTTATAGCAGTAGCATCAGCACTTGAAACAATACCTGCTATGCCACCACCTGCTGCATCTTCCCAAGCAATTCCACTGCCTGTAGATGTTAAGACTTGTCCGTCTGTGCCTTGAGCACCTGCGATGGTTAGGTTGTTTAGTTCTACTGTTCCGTTTACATCTAATGTTTGTGTTGGCGAACTAGTACCAATACCAACGTTGCCTGTTCCAGTCTCAATACGGACTTTTTCTGAATTACCTGCATATAAAGCAAAATCTAAAGCAGATATACTTCCTATATAAGGAATCCCACTTCGTATACCAGCTCTCATTTGACCATAACTATTTTGAGCAAGTATTGTTTGATTTTCACCAGTACCTGAATAGTTTGCTAAATATACATTTCCTGCAACGTCCAGCTTACCATCAGGACTATCAGTTCCAATTCCAACGTTGCCTGATGAGTCGATGCGAAGGCGTTCTGAACCATTAGTTTCAAATGTTAACCAGCCATCACCCGCTGCAACACCACGATAAAAATGAATTTTTCCGTTTGAATCAGTGCCAGATGCATAATCTAGACCGATACTATAGAGTGAGCTG